CAACTCCCCCATTTGCAATACCTACTGCATCGGCCGTAACATTAATACCTGTTCCTTGACCTACAGTAAATGTTCTATTGGATGCAAGTGTTCCGCCACCTGTAAGACCACTACCTGCAGTGAGATTAAGGGCATTGAGAGCATCTAGTTCATCATTAAGATTTACTAATACTCCAGAAATTGTTGTTGCACCATAAGTAATTGCTTCACTACCTGTGGCTCTATATCCTTCATCATTACCAATCTCTGTTTCTATTAAACCAATTGCCGCTGTTACTGAACCTGCACCATTTGTAATATCTCCGACGAAATTTGCAGAACCAATTTCTGATTGTAATTCATTGATAGCCAATTTTACTGTTTGTGCTGTCGTTGTTAGTGCACCAATATCTAATGTACCTGTTACATCAAGATTTCCACCAACATAAGTATTCTTTGCAATTCCAACACCGCCGTCAATTCTAACTGCACCTGTAGTTGTACTTGTAGATTGAGTAGTACTATTAAAGTTAGTAACACCATTTACATCTAGTGTACTTCTTAGAGTTGTTCCGTTAAGAACATCAAGAGTAGAATCAATATCTGTAGCACCGTCAATGTTAACTGTTCCACTTAATAGTGTATTAACATTAACTGTTAAGTCTCCAGAGACTGTTGTATCATCTCCTGTACCATTACCTAGAGTATTATTACCTTGAGTAGCTAAATTACCTGTTAGAGTAGTTGCACCTGTAACTCCAAGTGTTCCTGCAATAGATGTATTACCACTAGTGTTTGCAACTGTGAATGCAGTACCATCTACTGCAATACCACCATTAAGACTTGCAAGTCCACCTACCGATAGAGTTAAATCAATAACACCTTGACCATCTACATTTAAATTGTTATCAACATCTAGGTCATTTGTGACTGTTAAGTTATTGGCAAAGGTTGCATTGGCACCATTACCTGTTATCATTGTAGAAGTACCAGATTTAATAAGAATATTATTGGTACCACTTACTTTGTCTATTTCTCCATATTGAGTACCACCGGCCTTTAGTGTTAAATTACCAGCACCCGAATCTAATATAACATCTCCAGCAGAATCAATAGTAAATGTCCCAGATGTAATATTAAATGCATTTGAACCTGCACTAATCTCATGTGTTGATGCATCGAATACTGCTTCAATTTCTCCGATGGCTCCAACCAAAGTAGCTTTATGTGATGTGGTTAATGATGTAACATCACCGATATCGCCTTGGATTTCTGTGATACCAGTTACAGCTGTTGTTGCTGTATAACCAGTAGCATTATTAATATCATTATGATTACCAAGTTCTGCTCTTAGTTCATTAATACCTGCTTTAAAGTCGTTAGCTGATAGACCAGTGAATGATACTCCACTATCATATAGATGTGTATCAATTTGGTTAAGTGCAGTTACTACTTCCTTTGTTGAATATCTTGATTGTAAATTTTCTACTGTTCCAATATCATCTTGCAATTCATTAACTGCATCTATGATATCTCCAGTAATAACTTTTACTGCCTGACCATTAGTAGCTGGTGTATTAAGTTCTACTATATGAGAATCAGCAGGAGATAGATTAGTAATATTTCCATGATTGGCTCCAGCAATAGTATTACTTAGGCCTAAGAATCTAATTATATTACCTTCGGCAAATACACCACTTATTGTTTTAACAAGTAAAGTAGTAGCATTAATATGATAAACTGTTCCGTACCAAGTACCATTTGCCTCTACACCTGCAACAGTAGTTTGAGCAGCACCTTGATAAGATAATGTACCTTCTGTAATATCAGTTAGAGTATTACTTCCTGTAAGAGTTATTGAACCTGCAATAGTAGGAACATGATAACCAGTAGCAGTTAAGTCTTGTACTAACTCTGTACCGGCCTTAGTAACTCTAATAGAGCCTACTTGATAAGATTCTACTATAAGTCTTATTACGTTTGCATTACCTATACTACCAGTACCATCTGTTAAATCTTGACCAGCATTAAAAGTACCACTTGTATTTTTAACCAATAGTTTCTTTTTGCCATCTACTATTGAAATACTTACTAGTGTTGCACTAAATCCACCTGATTGTGAAAGAGTAGAATCTGTTGCAAAACTTGCTGGAATAGTTGTACTATCCTTTAAGATAATATATCCGCCAGTATTATCAATAGTTATTTCAGGTAAGTGAGAAAATACTAAACTATTTCCGAAGAATTTTCCACCATTGGCAGTTGTAGCTGAATAAGAAAATACTTTATCTGCTAGTCTTGTAACATCAAGTGTTGTACTATCACCTTGATTAAAAGAAACTTCATTTGTCTTTTGTCTTAATTCTTCTAAAGTATTATTCTTTAAAACTTTTATATCATTTGCCATTATTTACCACCTAGTGTTTTAAGGAGTTCTTTTATTTCAGCCATATCGGCCTTTAAACTTTGAAATTCATCATTGAACTTCTGTTGATTTTTTATTTGATTTAGTCGATTTTCGTAACCATTCATATTAGTATTTATAACGGCATTACTATGGATATCTCGTTCTAATTCCAAATTGTCTTTTATTTTTACTCTTTCCATTTTATGTATTTGCAATTGCCCTTAGGTTTTTAACTGTAGGAACATAACAACTATTACTACTTCTTAATACAATCTTAATAGAGAAAGCATTGAATGGGAATCCTGCAGCCACCTGATAATGTGCTTCGTGATAATCGAATTCATTTTGATTAATTGGTAGTGGCAATAAAGGATTAACAAGAGTCCAGCCAATATCATCAAAGTCTATATCAGTATCATCTGTTGCTTTATAGTAAACATCAATGTTGGTGCCAGTAGGTCTATTTGTATCTAAGAATATATCTATATTACTACCGTCTGTATTTAGTATTACTTTCTTAGTAATATATTTTGCAACATTACTGGTACCAGTAGCATTAGTCTCTGCAACATAAGTACCCTTAGAAGTGTAACCAGCAACATTAGTAGTAGCATCATTAATTCTATTCTGAACACATATTGCTGATGTTCTATTTAAATCAATTACTGGAGATAGATTTTCAATTCCATTATTACTTAGTACAGCATTAATCTGATAAGTTCCTTGTTGAGTAATACTATTATGAGTTTTATTAATTTCTGATACGACTGCACTAGGCACTTCAAGTAGAGTATTCTGATTTGCAATTATAGGAACTGACGCTGTATTAGTATATAGTGTTTGTGCTGAATCACTATTTCCATCTAATGATTTCGTGGACATTCCAATATGACTAAATGTAATAGTAACATCGTCAGTTGGGTCTTCAGGATTACCTGGGAATTCAAGTGTCTGCGCATTAAGTCTGGTTAAATCATACATCTGATTTTCTGTAGCTGTAATCTCAACACCACCACCTCTTCTTCCATCTGCTACTGTTGAACTTTGTTGGTCATCTAATACTAGTACATAAGAATCATGTTCTGCCTTAGTTACTACATGAGAGCCATTAAATACTGTTCTAGCTAATCCATTAATAGTAGATGTAGTAGTAGGAATAGATAGTGTAACTTTATGTTGAGTATCCGTTCCATACATGCCATGATTTGGGTGTAGAACTCTAATTGTAGTTGTATCTGCACTTGCATCTTTAGATAAGAATATAAATGGATCTGCAACTAATTCTTTAGGTGGTACTACATCATTAACTAGATTAACTTGTGCAGATGAACCTGTAAAGGATGCTCTATTTAATTTGAATTTAAGGTCTTTAGTTTGTTCAGGAGTCCATGTTGAAGCATTTGCAGAAGTAAAGAATACCCCATTAAATGGCTGTTTAGTAATTCGGTAAGCATTATTAGTTAAATCAAACTTACTAGTCTCTGAAACATATACTTTATATACACTAGAGTTAGAAACAAGTACTATAGCATATTCTGTTCCTTCTTTAAGATATACTGGATGGTCCCAACTAATTGTAGTTGCAACGTCAGCATTACCAACACCATTATTTGCAGTCATATCTGATGCAACATTAATAGAAGTTGGATATACTACTGTAGATGCTCCTGGCACTTCTCTTTGAGTCGGTATACCATTTTCTACTTCTCTAATAGAAACATGAATTGGAATATTAGCATCTTTTATTGCAAAGAATAAGTCTACTGAAGTAGTAAAGATACCACCCTGAGTACTAACAACGAATGTTTCTGCAAGAGGGTCATAGTATCTAATTAATTCGTGAGTTGTTTCGCTACTTCTTTGTGTAACTGCATTAGTTTCACTTACTTCTCTAAAGGCAATTCTAGGAACTTTAGTAGAAATAATTGTTTTCTGATATGTTTCTAATACACCCTGTGAATAGAAGTTAACTGCTGCTTTAGTAGTAGAGTTAGCATCATTATTAACATTTGAATCAGTTAGTTTAAATTCTCTTGTTCCAGCCTTAAATTTTAATACATCATTTCTAGGAATAACAAATGACCCGATACATCTACCTGAGGCATCAGATACTAGTGCACCACTACTGCTTCCTGGATGGGAAGTCTTACCTTGATATGTGATAACATTTGCTCGGTCTGAGAATTCTGAGAATGAAGATTCTTGTCTACAATAAGCAGTAACATCTACTCCATTAAAGAATGCATATAATTTAGTAGATGGTTTTAATAGTTCTGCATCAAAGAAGATTTTTCTTGACCTCATAAATGGTATGAAATTAACTTCAACTACTACATTACCAATTTCCTTTGTCTCTCTGTCGAATGCAACATATGCATCTTGACCTGTTCTAGTTGCAGTTCCTGTTTGTGTAACAGCTCTAGTAGTAGTATTAACTTCTGCCCTAGCCTTACCTCTAGTATTTGCAACACCAGTTAATCTTTGACCTTCTCTACCTGAAACATTTTGTGTTCTTTGACTTATAATACCACCTACTGACCTTCCCGTCCAGTTAGTTTCCCATTCGTTCCATACTGTACCCAAAATACCTTCACTTTCTGCAGCAGTAACAAACTGGTCGAATGCACTTGTATCATCAATGATAATATCTGGTCTTTGGTCTACATCTTTCCATTCATCTGATTCTGGTGAGAGTCTAACTGTTCCGTCCCAGATTACTACATCATAAGGATTAACAAACTCTGCATATGAAGAGTATGGTTGATTTAGTTCAACTACATTTGTATATGGCATTGTAATAATACCACCTTTGGCAGACTTAACTGCAGTTCCACTATCTCCAGTCTTTCTGATGAGATTTATACTTCTTTCATCAAACTTAGGTCTTAATATACCTACATCTCTATCTACTGAAACATTATAGTCTGGATGTGATGCATCTCCGATACCATGGCCAAAGAAACCATCTACAATAAATCCATTTTTAAATCTTGCTTGACCACTTCCGTCAAAAAGTTGTGCTTCTGAAGCAGACTTTTCTAATAGAGAAAGTGAAGTGTAGTATTCTAATCTTTTAACACGAGAATCAATCTGGCCTATATCTCTCATTGTATATCTTTTATTATCAATCTTTTGTACTTTAACATCTTCTACACTAAAGACATAAGGATTTAAACTAATATTATAAAGATGAATGGCATTTTCTAGCCCTTCAGGTTCAACAGGATATAGTCCTGATTCACCTTTTACTACTTTATATGTTCCATCTTTTGCTAAGAATAACTTATCAATTCTTCCAACAAAGTGAGTTAGATTATATGAAATTGTGCCAACTGGAGGTAGCATGTTAAGTCCTGAGTGACCAGCACCTGTACTAAACTCTTGGCCTGTTGTTGTTCCTGACCTACCTTTCGTTGGTCTAAAATCTAAAACATCTCTTAGTGATTGGCCGTTATAAGAACCTATGTCAGCATAAGGAATCGCACCATAAGAATCAACTGAAAAGTAATTACCAGATTCATTATGAGTAAAACATTTAAAGGTTACAGTAAAGTTACCCGCAGGAAGAGTTTGACCACCTTTTAGAATTACTTTACCTCTATCATAATAGGAATCTCTTTGCCCGTTATCTAAAATAAACTTATCGGTTACTACATTATTTGCAGAATCTCTAATTTCTGTTAACTCTCTGATATCAACTTCATTTAATTCATAAATTGATTGAGATGAACTATAGGTAAGTGTTGTACTTCCATTATCTTTTGCAGTTTTGGTTTTTACTGAACCTGTAGTAATAGCACCAGTACATATAACGGTAATACTTGCCCCATCATTACTACCTAGAGAGCTTAATGTTATAGCTCCACCACCTACACCACTTACTATAGAGTCCGGTGCAGCCACTGCATCATTATTAGCTGATAGGTTTCCGATGTGATAAATAACATCATCATCATTTGCAAGTGAAACTCCTGACGGCATATTAATAGTTACGCCAGTGCCTGAAATAGTACCTGAAACTTTTACTCTTACATTATAAGCAGCAGTAAAATTGCCACCAGTCTTTAGTGTTTTTACCGCTGATGTAGGTAGATTATATACTAAACTATTATTACCAGTTTCAAACCTAGTTCCTAAAATACCAGTAGTAACTAAGCTAGATCCATTCCTTGCACCTAAATTAGCTTCAAAGTTAGTACCCTGAGAAACTTTTTGAACTGAACTAAAGCTTTGACCTGAATTCATTGTTACATCAAAGATGTATAATCTAAAGTGTTGTGGAGAAGCTGAATCATGTTCGAAGCCTCTTGCTCTAGCTGTACCTATAGTTGCACTACTTGAATTCTTTAAGTTTACTGTAGTAAAGTCATTAATGTCTGGTGTGCCTTCACACTCATTAGGGTCTAATTTAATATAGTTACCAAACCCAACTGATTGAGTAATACCATTAATTACTCTTTCATCAGATGTACCTCTACCCTTATCTATTACTATATGGTCAGTCTTGGTTTTTTCTATTCTACGGCCTTCGATATATGCAACACTTGGTTCAATACCAATTGCAAGTTTTGCATCATTACCACCTTGTGATTGAATTAGATAACCATTATTATTATTGGCATTTAAATGTTCTTTAATATCAAGAACGAATGGCGCAAGAATATAATCTCCAGATTCTTCACTTGTTCTTCTTTCAAATCTATCTGAAAGCCCAGTATTAATTGGAGTATCATCTTTCTTTACTATAATACCATTTTTAATATCTGCCAAATGAATATAATCATTAACAGATCTGCTAGCTAAACTAATATTCTCTTTAATTAGATTTAGATTGATAACATATCTATTTGCACCTGGCGCAGATTCATTTGGACTTCCTGTAGCATTATCTACTAAGTCACCATAACCTGAATCTAGGTTAGATTTAATACCACCTGTAATTTCTAGACCGAGAATATAAGTAGGAGTATTTGTGTACTTATCAAGTAAGATTGTTTCTGCTGGTACGTGAACAAAAGAACCATTTACGAAAAAGATACCTTCTTCAATTGCATATGCAGAACCAAACCCAATTGGATTTGCAACTGCTCCACTACCTGTTGATGAACTAATAGTGGCACTTACTACTGTACCTGATGTGGTTGAAATTACATCACCCTCTGAAAAGACTGATGTTGTTGTATTAGTACCAGAATTAACATATTCAAGATAAAGAGTATCAGGTTCTGCAGAACCATTAACTGTTTCTGCTGCAACTACATTTAATACTCTAGCCTTAAGACCAGCTGTATTTTGAATTTCTTTACCTAAGAAAGTGGAAAGATAAGCAGAAATGGCTGCACTGTTATGAGTGGCGTTTAATTTAATGTATTGATAATTACTAGCAAGTAATGTTTGTTTACCACCAAGTACTCTATCACCATCAGCAAATGTATACTGACCCAACTTATCAATTTGAGATTGTAGTGCAGTTTGTAATTGTGTTAATTCTCTTGCCTGGACTGCAAATCCTGGACGAAATAAAATCCTATGATAATTCTTTGTTTCATCAAAATCATCATAGTATGGTGCGCCGAATTTTTTTACATTTGTTATAGCCATTTATATTCTCTCTTTTTATATATTTATAGAACTTATTAGAATTCTATAATACATTTAATATCTTCAATCTGTGAGGCAGTTCTTGAAATAGGAGCTCTATTCTCAAGGAATACCAATTGTCCACTACCTTCAACAAATTCTGAATTTTGAACAGGGTGTGTAGCATCTGTAGAAGAGGTACCACCTGTTGGTAAAGTACCATTAATCTGTTCTGCTGCTCCTGAACTACCATCAGTAAATGATTTAAATCCAGTCTTTCTATTTTGGTAATAGTATAATCTTTTATTAGTAGTATCAATTTCTGCAAGGTATGCCTTAGCACCTGAAGTACCACCAGTAAGTAAACAGTCTACATTATATGCAGTAACATCTGCAGAACCATTCATCTGTAAGTATTTAAGACCTTTTAGAGTAGATGCAGTTGCAATTGTTGAAGTTGCTGCTCCATTAGCTTCTGATGTATGACCACTATCTGTATTTGTTGCTCTCTTAAAAGGATTCTTAATAATACCGATCTGTCTAAAATCATTACCTACAGTTAAGTCACCACCTTCTGCTGAATCTAATTGAGCATTAAGTGCAATATAGAAGGCACCTAGTTCTCTTACTGGGTCAACTCCATGACCTGAAGAAGGTGAAATGACTGCTCTTGCAGTAGCACCTGAGCCACCACCACCAGAAATTACTATATCAGCAATGGTATAATCGGTTCCTTTAGCAGTAACAGCAATACTTGCAACAGTTTGGTTCGAACCAGAACCTGCCATTGTTACTTGTGCAGCACTAACTGTTGCACCTGTACCATCACCCGAAATAGTTACTGTTGGTTTAGAAGAATATCCTGTACCTGCGGCTGTAACTTCGATTCTTTCAATACCTGCGGCAGTTGCAGAATCTCTGGAACCAATTTGCGATGACTGTTGTGGAAAATCTACACTTGTATTTGCAAGAGTTGGGGCCATTGCCAATGTTTTTACTGGCATATATGAATTAGTTAAAAACTTTTCTGAATCTGCAGTAGTAATAGTATACATATATTTCCATGTATATCCGTCACCTAAAGTAACTGGGTCAACTCCTGTATGAACTGGCTGTACTGATGTTACTGAATCACCTGCCTTAATACATTTATAAACTTTAAATTCAGACCTTGTAACAACATAAAATCTTTCATCAAAGATATCGGAATCATTCGAATCCCATGCTACGTAAGTTTGTCCGTCATCATAATTATATCTGGGTATAACATGAGAAATATCACTAGATGTGACTTTCTTCATACCAAGTATTTGCTGGAATGACTCATTGGTATCATCAATGTGGTCTCCAGGGACGAAAGGAGTAGTGTCAGTCAGGTCGGAAGTGGCATTCGACCAAACATCTGATTTACCGATGGCCAAATAAACACTGGAGCCTGTGACATCTTCCTTGAAATTCTCTGCATTGAGAACTCTAAAAGGGGTTGTAATAATTGCTGCCATAATTCTTTCCTATGTTTATGTTAATCTAAGTTTATAAAACTACTATTGTTATAACTATTTATAGTGTTTTTATATTTGTTTTGTATGATTTGAGAACCTAATTGTTCTATTGTAAAGTTACTATTAAAGAGCTTATCACTCTCATAAAAACTATTACCTTTACTATTATAATAGTTATTTAGTCTTGTTTGATTTAAGTCATTAAGCAATACTTTGAGTATCATCTTAATATCCTTAGCTCTATATTCTGAAACTGTAGTAGAACCTAAAGTTACTGATGGGTCTAATACATAACCGTTACCAGCATTAGTAATACTTATAGTAGTTATTCCTGCAGGTAGCATAAATACTTCACCTACAGCATTACTTCCACCGCCACCACTAAATGTTATTGTAGGTGGTTGAGTATATCCACTGCCTTGATTTGTTATAACAACTCCGTCTACATCACCTAGGTCATTTATTAGTGCATAACCTAATGCAGTTACACCACTTGTCGGTGCAGAGAAAGTTACAGTAGGTCTTGAAGTATATCCAGCACCACCAGATATAATACCCACTCTTTCTACACCAGTTGCTGCAAGATTAAACTGTGCTGTGGCCTGTACATTAGTACTTAATGGAACTCCGTCAGCATCTGTTGCTGTTGGTTGCCCTATCTTTATAACAGGCGGCCTACGATATTGTCTAAGAGATACTGATTCGGTAGGGAAGGTAAGTTTTGTAACCGTACCAACACCACTATTGGCTGCTACTGCTAGAGACGCAGATGTATAACCAGTATTTGTTCCACTTATAGTAACAGACTCTATCTCTCCTAGAGCATTAAGAACTGGAGTTAATGTAGCATTTCCACCCTCTGCAATTGTAACAGCAGGAACAGAACTAAAACCAAATCCTGGATTAATAACTTGTACTGAACTAATTTTACCATTAGTAATCTGTGCAGAAAGAACCGCATTACGACTAATCCTAGCTTCTGCAGTAGGAGTAAATATAGAAGCAAAGGCCTCTACTAATAATGGTATATCTTCTGCACCAATTAATCCTGGCTGAATACCTGGCATAGATGATAATGTAAATCTATTAACTCTAGTTGCACCATATGCATTTACTAGTTGATTTACCAACTGTCCAGTTTCTGGATTTTTAGTCTGTACAGTAACGCCTTTATTACTATCACCAAATACTGTTCTGGTTAATTGTAATAAAATTAAAATTTCACCGAAGAATATAAATCCTGCAGGGTGAACTAATCTATTAAATACACTATCCCAATCTTCAATATTTCTACCTGTCTTAATAAGATAACTATACTTCTGATATCTATAACTGTCTTGTAATCTAATTTTCTTTTCAGATATAAAACCTTTAGTAGAGATAAACTGATTAGCATCAGAGTCCCAATCTCCAGAAGAAGGTATAAGAGTATTATCCCAAGGTCTTGTTACTTCTACTTCATCTTCAAAGAAGAGTCTGAAGAATGTAGCAATAGAATCTTGGCTACCTCTTACTTTATAAAAATCAATAATTCTTTTATAAAGTGTCGCTTTATTAACTGAGATATCTCTTGGTATAATAGCAGCAATCTCTTTCTGCATAAAATTTAGATATTCATTAGTAGGGTCTTTGGCATCATCTAAGTTCTTATCAATATCCATTGCATCTTCTAATGCATTAAGTACATAAGATGGCCCTGGGCCTACCCAATTTTTAATCGTGGTTGTAAGTTTAGCAGTCTTAGTATTATGGCTTGCTAAACCACTAACAGTAAAAGTCTTACCAATTTCTACTGTGCTTTTTGCAAGAGAACCTGGGAGTTCATTACCATTAGATATTTGTACGTTTGTGTTACTTAGTGTTATTACTGTATCATCATCTAATACTAGTGTGCTATTAGCACCATCATGGTCAGAAAAGAATTCATTACCATTAGAGTCTAGGTCTGGATATCTAAAGACTGCCTGACCATCTAATATTCTATCTGAAAACGATTCCGTAGTTTGATATATAAACTCGTTCATATTCATAAACTCATAATATGATTCCAAGAGTTTTTGAATACCAACGTTGCTGGTAGTATCAATATTATCTAAGATTCCATCAGGTAATAATTGTTTTACCTGCAAATCTTCCTTAGATTTTCTCTTAGAGGAGAATACCGATTCTATAAATCCTGGTGAATTATTATCTATTGACATATTATCTTAACCTAGAATTAACTGAATAGTCTATTGAGCCTGATGAACCTGCTGTAGAAATAGTATCTACTTGTGCAGTAATATTTACAAATGATTGGTCTATATTAATTAACTGGTCTCTTTTAGGCGCTATATCTAGTGAGTTTGGAATAGCAGTAATTTTAATAGAAGTACCTGATGCAGATGTAGTAAAGTTATTTAATGAAATTTTACCAGATGATGGAGTAATAAGTCCTGCATCATTTATAACAGTAATATTATTTCCATCCACTACTTTATAAACCATAACTTGTCTATTACTAGACCCCGTAATTGGAATATCACCAAAGAAATGGTCTACACCGCCTGGAACCAATTTAAATGCATTTGAACTAATTAAGAAATTACTTGAGTCACCTGACTCATATAAAGGAGCAGCAAAGGATAAGTTAAATACATTATCTACTGCTGTAGTTCCTGCAGAAATATTCTGATACATATAAGGTCTAATAGTTGAGTTAAGAATAGAAGGGTCTGCTGAATCAATTAATTTTAAGAGTTGAGAATGTCTGAAGACTCCATCAAACTTATTTAAGTTGTTAAAATTATAATCCGAAATAACATCTCTTACCACATTCTGTAGTTCAACACTAGTTCTATCAGTAATGTTTGGATTATACTTAAAGAATACATCTAATTCCAAATTAGTAAAGTTAGGGTCTACAATTTCTGGAGTAATAGAAACAATATTTTTACCTTTCAGTACAGTATCTTTAATCGCGAGTTTTTCTGTTGCTGTAAGTGTGGGTGCTGTAAGAGGTTTAATTGCAATATAGACCGTTCCGAAATCTGCAGGGTCGTTATCTTCTCCACCCCATGTAGCAATAGAAGAAATGTTTGCAAATCCTTTTAGAATAATAGACCTATAATCTTCTGCAGTAACTGCTCTATTTTGTGCAGTAAATGTAAGAGGAGCATTAAATCTGATTGACTCTATTGTTTCTGGTTCATTACCACCTGATGCATTACTTACAGTTGTAATAGCATTAGTAAATGACCCAGTAAGTTGAGGGATAGTATCATTAAATATAAAAGTACTTGCTCCATTAGCTTCTTCACCATCTGTATAAATATAATCCAAAGTTACAATATTATCATTAACTGGTTTCTTACCAGTAATACCATCTCCAAAGTAAACTTCATATCTACCACCTGGATTTTCTTGTAGATAATATACTTGAGCTTTAGAATCTACATTTAGTAGTGATTCGAATCTTGTATAAATATTGTAAGAGGTTGATTTTTCATTGTCTTGTACTCTTACTCTTAATGTGCTTGTATCTGCATCAGTATCTGCAAGTTGAAATTTCTGATTATCAATATCATTATCAACTCTATAGAGTAGACTTTTAAGAACACCTTGAACAATACTAATATTACTAAAAGTATATTTGTTAGTTACTGCATCAAGGTTAGCAGATTCATTATTAAGAAGTGCAAAATCATACTTGATTCCACTTAATTGTGACCTAAGTTTAGTCCCTCTTTTAAGTATTAAAGTTTCAGGCTTAGAACTTTCATTAGTTGCATCAATTACAATATTTACTGTTGCCCTAGATGCAAGGATACTTCTTGGAGTATAACCTAAAAGTTTAGCACGAGTAACTACATTACCTCTAATCTGAGCAGAATCTAAGAATGCTTCATTTAATGCATAGTGAGCGGCCATTGCATTATAATGTGTATTATATGCAAGAACATCAAGCAGTACATTAAGACTACTTCCTTCAAAGTTAAAATCATTAAACTGAGATTGATTTTTTAGATAATTTTTTAAGTTATCTTTGATTTGGTCGAAATCTAGTTCGGTTACATTTAAATTACTAGCCATATTATTACCTTAATCTTCTTAGAGAAATGTCAAACTTATCTATTTGATTATTCTCTTTTATTTTAAATTTTATAGTAATGTCGTATCTATTTTTATTTTCATTACCTTTTACATTTACATTTAGAATTTCTACTCTACTTTCTTTCCTAATTACTGATTTAATCTGACTAGTTATTGATAGTTCAGTTAAGACTCCCATGGGCTCAAAAAGTAACCCTCTAAGATTGGCACCTAAATCTGGCTGAAAAGGCCTTTCAAAGGAATCTGTTAAGAGTAGATTCTTCAATGAATTCCTGATAGCTCTATCATCTCTTAACGGCATTATATCTTTTCTATATGGATGAACTGCCAAAGTTAAATCTAAATCAGCATGGCCCTTTTTTCGAGCTATATTATTAGAACCACCTGTTTTATCAGATGGATTTGTTCTACTATTTGACATATCGTGTATACTCATATAGTTATTTATAAGGGCTTAGTTAAAGAATTATTCAATAACCAATAATATCTTGTCGGCTATAGGCTGGTCAGTAAGTGTTACACTAGTAGAATTATGAGTGTATTTATTTGTTGCCAACTTAACACCGTCTAAAAATACCTCGCCACTTCCTCCTGTAGTTCCATATTCGGTTTGATTAAGTACTGTAGTAAATTCATATAAACCAGAAGTATCATTACTAACTTCTTGCAGAGTCGGTAAAGTTAATCCTGCTGCTGGAGTTACTGTATTTATAGAGGATGGCAATGTTAGTGTAACAGGATTAAATCCTATCAGAGTTAAAAACTGACAGAAATTAAATGAAGTCCACTGTGTTAGGGCCCCAAGTCCTATAGCAGAAAAGAATTTAGTCACAGTTTGCATCCATTCTTTAAGTAAGTATGTTTGCCACTCTTCTGCAAATTGTCTTGCTTTTTCTTTTAATCTTTCTTTATCATAGTCATCTATCTGTAGATTATTAGTTATTTCACCCCCTAATAAATCTTCTAAAGTAAAACCAAAGACAGATACTGCTTTAAGTTCTGCCGCAGTCTTATCTTTTACTAATGCTTCAACATCAATTACTTGTAGTGCCGGCAATGCAGGTAATCCTAATGTATCCCATATCTCCTGAAAGGCACTAATAAGAGCACCGAATCCACCATGTATTAATAGATTCATTTTCTTTTTCATTTCTGTTCTAATATAGTTCCATACTGCATCAGCTTTTAATTCTTTTGTTTCAAACTTCTCATAATTCTTATATGCATCTGGTAACATTTCATATAGTCTATCTGCTTCTTCTTTTATAGATTCTTTTATAGATGATGGATCAGTAAACACCTCTACTATATCAAAAGTAATACCCATAACAGTGATATTAAAATCAATCGGTACTAAAGTTTTAATTAATGCTAGAATTTCAGTCTGTACATACATAGGATATTCGGTAGTTAACCGAGTTACCATAATATCCCATTCTTTTTCTGGTGACCTAAACTTTACATTCTTTGGATCATACTTATCAAGTAACGGCCTTAAACTATCTAACTGCGATTGTATATCTTCTGCAATTTTAATATATTCTGCAGCTTCGTCTTTCGCAGTAGTAACTGCTAGTGCTTTTAATTTTTCTGGATATGCTGCAAGACCACCGAAAAGGTTAGAAAGATTTGCAGGTTTTGGAAGTAAAGTAGCTTCACATTCAAAAGGAGGTAATGATAACGAAGGAGCAGTCATTATACAACCGTAGTCTTAATGGCAGATGTTATTGTTAT